AAACTGATCTCTTAGTGCGAGATTACTTCTGCTAAACTTAACATTGTGTTTGATGTTTTGGTAGTCTTTAACCATGATAGTAGCAGGTACTTTCATGCTAAATGTTGGGCTACTTATTTCCCAATCGTCATACCATTCGAGTACAGTGACTTTATCAAGCCAACATAGTTTAACTGCTCTTTGCCAATTAATTGTACTAACAGGAAAACTGCTAATAGGTTGACCACTTGTGTTGAGTAATAGAGTATCGCTCATTGTAATAATATTTACCAGCTTTGTAATTTTTATAAATATTTGCATGAGATATGTTAACGAAAATTACATATCAGTGTTTAAGGACTGCATATCGCAAACCAGTGAAAAAACTGGGTATACTCTGCCCGAAGAAGTGGAAGCATATTGTGCTATACTTTTGGGTAGTTATGTAGACCGACCTAACTTCTTACCAGAAAGTACATTTGCAGAAAGCTACTTGCAACTTAGTAGACAAAATAGCCTGCAAGCAAAAGAACTTGCTGACGTTTGCTTAGTTGTTGTAGGAGTATTTGAAACAGTTGGAAACATGCCCAAAGAATACTACATTAACATTGGAAAATCAAGTTATGATCTCGCTAGCAAACAACTAAATTATAGACTATTTGCTGAACTTTGTCAATACTTTGATGTTGTTGCACATATTATTCAACTAAGTACTACACCAGAAAAAACACCAAGGATACGATAATGGCTAAAACACTCGATGGTGTGCTTATCAAAAAAGCATATCAAAAAGAAAATTTTACTAAAGAAGAATTTACAGAATTTGCAAAATGTGCAGATCCTGTTAATGGTGTTTATCATTTTATGAATAATTACTTCAATATACAACACCCTACAAAAGGTCGTATGGTATATAAAGCATTTGACTATCAAAAGAAACTATTACAAACTTATCATAACTATCGCTTTAACATTAACATGCTACCTAGACAAACAGGTAAAAGTACTACAGCTGCCGGATACTTGTTATGGTATGCTATGTTTGTTCCTGATAGTGTAATCCTTATTGCAGCACACAAGTATGCAGGCGCGCAGGAGATTATGCAACGTATACGTTATGCTTATGAACTATGTCCGGATCATATTCGTGCTGGTGTAACTAGTTACAACAAAGGCAGTATAGACTTTGACAATGGTAGTCGTATTGTAGCACAAGCAACCACTGATAATACTGGTCGAGGTATGAGTATTACACTGCTATACTGTGACGAGTTTGCATTTGTGCGTCCTAGTATTGCTCGTGAGTTCTGGACTAGTATTTCACCTACATTGGCAACAGGTGGTAAGGCTATTATTACAAGCACGCCTAACAGTGACGAGGATCAGTTTGCAACCATTTGGCGTGATGGAAATAAAACATACGACACCGATGGTAACGAAGCAGACGTTGGTATTAACGGTTTTAAGACTTATCAAAGTTATTGGTGGGAACATCCAGATAGAGATGAAAAATGGAAAGCAGAAGAACTAGGACGTATTGGTGAAGAACGTTTCCGTCGTGAACACGAGTGTGAATTTATTATATATGATGAAACGCTTATTGACAGCATGATACTTACTAATATGCGTAGCATAGAGCCAGCATTTAGGCATGGAAAAGTGAGATGGTTTAAAAAGCCAAATCCAAAAATGACATACTTAGTTGGTCTTGATCCTAGTCTTGGCACTGGCGGCGATCCTGCAGCTATACAAATATTTGAAGTACCTAGTATGGAACAAGTAGGAGAATGGAGTCATAACAAAACTCCTATACCTCAACAAATAAGAATACTTGTTGATATAAACAAGTATCTACTAGAAGAAGGTGTAGACGCTAATAGTATCTACTATAGTATGGAAAATAATACTATCGGAGAAGCAGCGTTACAAAGTGTTGCTGAAATTGGCGAAGAGAATATACCAGGTATATTCCTAAGTGAACCAAAAAGTCACGGAAATGCAAGAGCATATAGACGAGGCTTTAATACAACACACCGCAGTAAACTAAGTGTATGTGCAAAGTTTAAAACACTTGTAGAGACAGATAAGGTTAAAATTAATAGTAAAATGCTAGTAAGTGAACTAAAGAGCTTCATTGCTAGTGGTAATAGTTACAAAGCAAAAATCGGTGACACTGATGATTTGGTAATGAGTACAATGCTAGTAATGCGTATGGCACAAGTGCTTAAAAGTTATAATCCAGAACTTGAGAGTCATATTCGCGATAGTGATGATTTTGATGTCGAACCAATGCCGTTCATTATGGTTTAGGCATAAATACACTTATGAGATCACATGAAAACATAGCAGAAGAACTATTTGATAAAATCCGTAGTAGAGTTGCCAACATTAAGTTGGGGAACAGTGAAGGCGAGATTACTACAGATCCTAAACAAGCAAGATTCTTCGAATTTAATTTTAAACACAGAGATTTGCCAATTGGTGCTGTAGCAATTAGCCTCAATGAAGAAGGTATACTGCAAGTATATTTTCCTAATAGTATGGTTGAAGATGCAGATAGCAGTACATCAGATGCTTGGTATGGATTTTTAAAAGAACTACGTAAATTCAGTGCTAGAAATATGCTTAATTTTGAAGTGAAGAATCTCACAAAAGAGAGACTGGATAAAAAAGACTACCAGTTTTTAACGCAACGTAACCAGGACGAAGTGATGGAAACCAAAATGTATGGAAGTAAGCGTAAGAGCTACTTAGAAGCTGGACAAGCAAAAATTATTGTACAGCATAACAGAACTGTAGATGAAGAAAAGATGGGCGCACGTAGTCGTAACATCAAAGCAATCTACATTGAGAACAGCGACGGCGAAAGATTTAAGTTTGTAAACAACTATTTGCCAGGCGCACGTGCAATGGCACGCCACGTTAGTAATGACGGTATTACTAAAGATGAAATTGGCGCACACATTGTTGAGATCATGGATGAGATGAATCAACTTAAGAGTTTTGTTAAGGCTGTAAAAAGTCAAGACTATGTAAATGAAGATGCGCAAGAAGTTATTAGTGCTGCAACTGATAGATATTATGGTCTTAAAGATACACTAAAAAGCATTAGTAGTGCAAAAGGTTATGCTGACTACTTTGAAAACTGGGCACCTGGTCAAGTTGAAGTAGAAGAAGATGACATTGAAGATTTAAAAACAAAATTAACACGTCAAGTATTTGATGATAGAATTACAGACACACTACCAAGTGTAGGTCGTGCATTAAGACATAAGCAGGAGCAAGCAAAAATGGAAGACGATGACAAGATCAAAGATTATTTTGATACATCAGTTGATCCACAAGAGCCAGCAGATATGGCAAAAGCGGACGCTAATACAGCAAGCAGCGAACAAGCACTAGCAGATCTTGCCAGTAATGATGAAAACATTGTAGTATATGATAATCCTAGCAAGGATGAAATCAAGAGCTACTTGGCTATGATGAAACAAAGCGATATGCCAACAGATAAAAAGAATCAGAACATGATTGTTAATATCATTGAATATCTAGCAAACAACATGGTTGATGATAATGCAGCACGTGCGCTTAGTAACCTAGACTTGGGATCACCGGAAGGTCGTAAGACTGGTATGCAAGTTGCAGTTAAGTACCTTAAGGGCAAAGTAGAACTACAAGCACCTAAGGCAAAGAAAGACAAGTTTGGCAAAACAAAAGAAGATACTACATTTGAAGCATACGCAGAGCGCATGGACTTAGTTAGTGAAGGCACATGGAGTTTACCAGAGAACGAAGATGAAGCAATGAAAATTGCGGCGATGATGGATCAGCCTATTGCATTAGGTGATGGCGGCGATGACGCTATCAATGCACTTGGTGGTCTAATAGGTGATGATGAACTGTTTGATGACCTAGGTGATGCCGGCGACAAAGACCCAGCTGGAGATGCTCGTCCAATTATCATTAATTGGTTAGAATCACACGTAAGCGATTACAATACAAAGTACGAAAAGCATATGCAACTTGCACTAGACAATATCAAATCTGCAGGTAACGAGACAAATGAAGAAGTAGAACTAGATGAAGGCATGTGTTCACTAAAGTGTAAGCATTGCGGCGATATGCTAGGTCAACCTACTACAGATTGTGAATATAATAGCCAGGATCCAAAAGGTGATAACTGGGTAATGGTAGATATAGATGGCGACGGCGACAACGACATTGCAGTTAAGAATGAAGATGAAATTGAAGAAGGTCGCATGAGTGATCTAGCACAAGAGATTGATGAAGTGGCTGCAGAAATGGAACAAAACGATATGTTAGCACCATTTGTAGATGACTTTATTACTATGGCTCAAAAGACTTATGATATTAAAGCGGCACTAGAAGCAGTACTACCAGACTATGTTCCAGGTAATATGATTAAAGATTTAGTAGGCGAAGCAGTTGAAGAAGTTGAGGAAGTAGACGAAGCAGCAGATATGATTGCAAAGATGAAGTCAATGGCAGGCGTTGGCAGTGGTGCAAGAAGCAACCATGGCATACACGAAGGCGAAGAAGGTTACCGTTTAACTCCAAGAAGTTTAGTAGCACGTGAAATGCGTAAACTACAAGACCTCGAAAAGTAAAAAACAATTTATAAAAAAGATTAGGACCTTCGGGTCCTTTTCTGTTGAATAACCAAAAAAATTCAATAATAATAGTTGACATGATAAATAAAAGCGCATATACTAGTAACATAGTATGTGAATAGGCACATAACAATAAACCCAAATAGGCACATTTATAGGAGAAAATAATGGCAACATCTTTGGCAGAAATTAGAGCAAAACTTAAATCTCAAGAATCACGCAGTGAGCGTACAGGCGGCGGCGACAACGCAATCTTCCCACATTGGAATATCCCAGAAGGCAGTACTACAGCAGTGCGTTTCCTTCCGGATAACGATCCTAACAACACATTTTTCTGGGCTGAAAGGCTTATGATTCGTTTACCATTTAATGGTGTAAAGAACGACATGAACAGCAAGC